TTTGCTCGTTTACAGAAGGAGCAGTTAGATCAATATAACGTGGTTGCTGAAAAGGCTTACCAAGAATTAGATGGCTTACATTTTGATAGGGCATTAGATGCAGTTAGAGCTATTGATGTTGGAATCAAGGGGCAGAGAGAAGTACTAACTGGATTAATTAATCTTCAGTTTGTACAAGATGTTCTAGGGGTTTTAGTTGAAGAGATAAAAGATCAGGAGTCTTTGAATCGTATTGCTGTAAAAATGAAAACATTGGTTCAAAATCAGAAGGATGTATAATGAAAAATGAAGATGTTGTAACGGTTGATGGTGCATTCCATCTTTTATCTCAAGGGCTACTTTCTCAGGAAAAATATCAAGTTGGTAGCTTTAAAGACTTTGTACAAAATATTTGGTCACAAGGATATGATAATCCAGAATACTTCAAGGCATGGCATGTAGGAGTTATAGCAGACGATATCCAAGAATGTGTTGAAACTGGTATGAATTATGTGGCAGTGTTACCACGATTCCATTTTAAATCTACTGTTTTAGGACATGCTTTCTCTGTTTGGAGATTACTAACTGCTCCACGAGATATGTCTGTTTTGTATTTAAGTTACTCTGATGGTATGGCTCGTTATCACATTGCAGAGATAAACAAAACTATCTCTAGAAATCCTGTTCTTACAAATATGTTAGTGAACAGAAATCCAAAGGCTGACTTTTCTGCAAGGTTCTATAAAAATAACCAACCTATGGAAATCATGCATGGAGGATTGTTCTCTTTCAAAAGAGGTATGCACGTTAATGGGGCTTTGATTGCAGATGACGTATTGCGTGATCCAGAGAACCCTTTGAATCTCAGTCAAATAACCAAGGTTGAAGATCACTTCATGACAGAGAGCTTGTTTATTCCTTTGAAGGGTGTTCCAGTTATAGTTCTTGGAACCCCTATGATGCCAGGAGATCTGTTGTCAAAGCTTCAAGAAGACAGTCGTTTCAAATCTAGGGTTCTTCCTGCATTAGATCCTGTCCCAGGTAGAAGAGTTTTAATGCCTGAACTCTACAGTGAAGAATGGTTATTACAACAGCAGCAAGCAAGACCTAAATCATTTGCTTCAGAATTTATGTTGATCCCACATTTCTCTACAGAGGCTTATTTTGATGAGGAAGATATAACTAAGTGTGAAGTTGCTGGTTTGAGATCTGCATCTCCACACAAAGAATTTACTGATTGGGAATCAGGGGATCAAATTTTTGGGGGCTTTGATGTTGGTAAAAAACGCCACCCTAGTCACTTAGTTTTGTTTAGAAAACGTGGACAATATATAGAACAAGTACATCAATCATTCTTAGAGGGTTGGAATTATTCTGATCAGATTGAATATCTAAATGAAGTTGCTGAAAACTTTAATATTAGTTCTGGTTATATAGATAACACACGGGGAGAATTAGAGGATCGTGGTCTAGACACTAGATGGAGATCAATGACTTTCACTAGGAAATCCAAAAATACTATGGCACAGGTTTTTGAGAAATTTATTCATAGTGGTACACTACGTCTTATAAAAGATGAGAGGCAGAAACAACAAATATTATCTGTAAGTAATGAACTAAAGGCACCGGAAACTCCTCTTGGTCATGGTGATGCGTTCTTTTCTATTGCTATGGCTCTCCAAGCAGTTCATGATACAGCATATAAATTTGTAAATTTGGGTAGTTTAACTGATTGGTTTAATGCTATTAGTCCAAATGAAACTGCTGAAAGCAGGAAAGAAAAACTTAGTGGGGAACAGTCAGAGAATTCTAATAATGGTACACCATTAGAAGCACTTCAAATGCAACCAGTTAATGAGATGGAACGAATGGAGTTTGCACCAAATCCGCAATGCTCTGAGCAAGTTTGTAACCCCTCCTTTTGGGTAGCTGAACGTGGTTTATGTTTGTATTGTGGTCATAGAAAATAATATTTTAAAGGAGAGGTACGCTCATGACAATAACCGTTAATCAATCAGTAGTTAGTTCAAAAAATTCTGCTTCAGAGGATCTTGCATTATCTGAACAAGCAGAGATTATATTAGGGCATAGGTATTTTTTAAGAGATATGAATGGAGAAATAATTGAGGATAGCAAGACTCTTTTTAATAGAGTGGCTACTGCTATTGCTTCTATTGAATCAAAGTATTTAACTTTGCCTATTGAAGCAGATCTAGTTCGTAATGATTTTTATGACATTATTAGTAAGCTAGAATTTCTCCCCAATTCACCTACACTTATGAATGCTGGTACTGCTCAAGGTACACTATCAGCTTGTTTTGTTCTTCCACTAGAAGATTCTATGGAAGGCATTATGAAGGCTGCTACTGATGCTGCACTGGTTCAAAAATTTGGTGGGGGTACTGGCTTTGCATTATCTAAAATCAGACCCCGTGGGGATAGAATAAAAACTACTCATGGAATTGCATGTGGGCCAATTGAGGTTCTAAAAACACTTTCAAGAGTATCCTCAATGATAACCCAAGGGGGGAAAAGAGATGGTGCAAACATGGCGGTCATGGCAATCGATCATCCTGACATTCTTGATTTTATTGATTGTAAGTCTGTTGAAGGAGACATACACAATTTCAATATTTCAGTTGGGGTTGATTCACGCTGGATGGCATATGTACTAAAAGATGTTGATTATCCTTTAGTTAACCCTAAAACAAAAGAAATTGTTGGGTATCTAAATGCTAGAGAAGTGTTCAATAAAATAGTTGCAGGGGCTTGGAAAAACGGAGAACCAGGCATGATTTTTCTGGATGAAGTAAATCGGGATAATCATGTCATAGAACAGTTTGGTGAGATGGTAGCAACTAATCCTTGTGGTGAACAGCCACTGCTAGGCAATGAATCTTGTAACCTTGGATCTATTAATTTAGCTAAGTTCTATGTTGATGTTGAAAATGATACTTGGTGGGATAAAATTAATTGGGATCGTTTAGAGAAAGTAACTAGAACTTCAACTAGATTTTTAGATAATGTTATTGATGCAAACCATTATGCTACTCAAGATATTGAAGATATGACTAAAGCTACTAGAAAAATTGGCTTAGGCGTTATGGGCTTTGCAGATCTTCTTATTCAATTACAGATTCCTTATGCTTCTGCATTGGCTAGAGAAGTTGGTGGGGAAGTTATAAAAGCAATCCGTAATTGGGCAGATGATGAATCTCTTAGATTAGGGGTTTTTAGAGGAACATTCCCAGCTTGGGATAAAAGCACTTATAAGATAACTGAAGCATACCGAAACCATTGCCGTCTTACAGTAGCTCCTACTGGTACAATAAGTATGATTGCAGATACTTCTAGTGGTGTTGAACCTACATTTGCACTAGCTTGGAAAAAGCAAAATATTCTGGGTGGGCAGACTCTTAATTATGTAAATAAGTATTTTGAGAGAGACGCTAGAACTTATGGCTTTTATTCAGAAGACTTGATGGATTATCTTGCAGCTGGTGGATCTCTACAAACTACTGATGTTCCTAGTTGGGTAAAAGGAGTTTATGCTACAGCACCAGAGATTTCTCCAGATGCCCATGTTTTAATGCAAGCAGCTTTTCAAGAACATGTAGATTCAGGTATTTCTAAAACAATTAACTTTGCTAATGAAGCAACTGTTGAAGACGTTGAAAATGCTTATCTTTTAGCGTGGGAAACTGGATGTAAAGGTATTACAGTTTATCGAGCTGGGAGTAGAGAAAAAGAAGTTTTGGTAAAAGGAAATGTTGAAACAGATACGTATATAGATTATGTTTCAGATGATTCTCAGGTCTTTAGTATGATCTCTAAAGAGGCTTGTTGTGAGAATCCCTTTGTGGTTATGGAGTCTGGTTGTGAGACTTGTAAGTCCTGTGGTTGGAGTGCTTGTCTTATTTCGTAGGTAAACAGGAATAATTGAGTATAATGTAAAAAGGGGGAAGTGTCTATGGACAAGGTAATTATTTATTCAGCTAGTTGGTGCGTACCATGCCAAGCTGCTAAAAGGTGGTTTGACGATAAAGGTATTGCTTATATTGAGAAACAAGTGGATGATGAAAATGATCCCAGTATTCTAAAAGAGTTTACAGATGCAGGATACAGAGCAACTCCTACAATTATTATTAATGACCAAGTAATTGTCGGAAATAGTCCTAAGAAGTTTCAGGAAGCTTTAGCAATGTAAAGGGGGGTTCAGATGCCCATAGGAAATTTGTTATCAGGATTAGATCAGCAGTACGTGGCACTAAAAGATGAAGCCGGAACATGGAGAATACTAAACACTTGGAGTGAAGATCTAAAATCATTGGATGCGGAAGATGAAATCCCCGATGATAATGCTGCTGTCACGCTTCTTTCTGAGGGGCAATTTATTGCTCTAATTAAAGAAGCTGGCAGACTCGGGGTTTTAGCTAATGCTACTGCATCGTCAATGCCCACTATAGGTTTTGAAGAAGATTTAGCTAACCAAGATAAAGAAATAGAAAATTTGAAACAACAACTTGCCAAAGCTCAAGAAGAAAAGTTGCTAATCTTAAGGGAAACACCCCGTTCAGAAGATTATAATTTGAAAGAAAGAGCTATGGAATCTATTTTAAAACTGGCAGCTATGTCGGATATGGCAAAATTGACTATTACCAAGGACGAATAAAAATATGAGATTATCTGAATATCTTCCACAAGTTCCTCAAATGACTCAACAAATGACTGATCTAAATAAACAGATTAGTTTGTTAGATATTATGAAGGCAACTGGGGATACTGGTGCAGCTCCTACAATTGGTTTGGATCATGTAGTTAATACTTGGGTCCGACACCAAATGGCTTATCGGCAGCAATTAGTTCAGGATCTTCAAACTATTGCTATGTCTGTAGAAGAAATTAGAGGGCCGTTAACTCACATTACGGGTGAGGTTTTTCGTAGAGGGATTGAGTTTATACCAACTGTTGAAAACCCAGATCAAGAACAAAAAGAAAAACTCCAGAAGTGGATTGATGATTGTAATGTTTTTGATCAATCTATGGAAGAAGTTTTAAGACAGTTTCATTTTGATATCAATTCTCTGGACGATGGTTTTTTATATCTGGCTAAAGAATATAAAGATGCTGGAGATGGAGCAGTTACTTCTCGATTAAAAGAGATCCGAAGACTCAACCCAGCTCTAGTAGAATTTGATTTAGATTCCGCAGGACTTCCTAAAAATTCACACTTCCTATGTCCTATACATAGGGAAAGACTTCAAGAATCACCAGGAATGTGTGAGTTAGAAAATTGTCTTCTTTCACTAGTTCCAGCAATGTACAAGTACTATCATAGAAGTCAGCACATGTATTTTATGGATTCAGAAATTATCCACATGTCTAAGTTCTCTCCTTCAGAGACTTATGGATGGTCACCAATCCTCACCATTTTTGAAAAGGCTTTGACTCTAGTTGGTATGGATAAGAACCTCTATAGGTACTTCTTTGAACGCAAGATGCCTGCTTCTATGTTAATGGTAACAACAGATGATCCAGAGAGTTTAAGAAGGGAACGAGAACATATTGCAGCTCAAACAAGAATAGACCCCAACTACATTCCAATGGTAGCTGTATCAGCTCGAAACCAACGAGGTCGAGTAGATATGGTACGACTGTTCCATAGCTTACAAGAGATGGACTACCTACCTGTTCGTGAAGAAGTTAGGGAAAGAGTTGCAGCTATGTGGGGTGTCACTCCTGCGTGGCAGGGTGCACCTGAAGCCTTTGGGGGGTTGTCTACTCAAACTCAACAGCTAGTTGTTATGAGTCGTGTAGTAGAAGGTGACCAAAGATTATTCCACGAGAAAGTATTTCCTCAATTATTACGAGCATTTGGTGTAACTGATTGGGAAATGAAATTACCGAATCCTGAAGAGAAAGCTGAGAATACTCGTATAAGTCTAGCTCAACAGAAAGCACAAATTATTTCCCAATTTTCTCAATTGGGCTTTGATATCAAACTTAAGGAACAACATGTTTCTCTAGATGAAGCAGAGTTTGTTATCTCTGGTGAACCTGTTCCAACTGCAAAGATGCAAGGAGAACAGCAAGCTATGGGCCTTGCTCAACAGAAGCAACAAATGGAGCAAGCAGAACAACAGCAACAGATGCAAGAACAACAACAGGGAATGATGGGTGGTATGGGTGGTGGAGAAGATATGGGTGGTGGAGAAGAATCAATCATGGCTATGCAGAAAACCGTACCCCGATCCCAAAGAAAGTTCAAAGGTCGGACGGGTGGTGTTACTCCCGATTGGCATGACAAGGCTCCGAATGAGGAACGAGATATTGATGAGTATGCTGAAGCAAGAGCTAGTAAAAATGAACTAACTCTATCTAAAACTTGGGTCGAGTCACTTCTTGAGAAAGGCTTTTCATCCCCTGTTATTAAAGAGGTGACTTCAGATTTGAGTCAAATGTGGTTTGCCCAAAGTGGAATAGATTATGTTGCTCAACTGTCCCCTTCAGGAATTACCGATGTTAGTAAAGCCACCTTTGGTGACCCAACACGATTTAGCAGGGTTCAACAGAAACCCCCTAGACCTTCAAATAATGGGGTGATTCCTCTCGATGACGAACAAGATTACTAAATTATACGAATTCTTACAAAAGGAAGAACTGCCCCCTAACGCTGTTTACTCTACGGTAGAAGCCCCTCCAGAGGATAAGCAGGGTCGGGTAACTGTACCCGTGTATCAAACAGAGCCGCATGGGGCAGATTATTGGATACGTACATTAGAACCACCAACAGAAGAAGTTCCCCCTACAAAAGATTATGGGTTATCCCCTGTTACTATAGAGTATATAGAAAAATATTCTGAAGCGATGCAAGAATCATATGAAGATTTTAACAAGAAAGTTAATGATCCATCTACTCCTGAATATGCAAGAATGACTGATCTAGTGCATCTTTTTATAGACAG